AATACTGAAGCATGGACAGATAAAACTGTTGTTGAGGGTTTTAGAAATGCTTTGCATAGCGGCATTATGAATAGAATTATTATGGGTACTCCTGCTGATAAACCTATTATGATGGATGGTGTCGCTTATGTTCCAATAAAACTAGGTAAACAGTTTGGATTAAAAGAAGATAGCAGAGTTAGAGGCTATGCAAGAGTAGAGTCTGGGTTACTGGCTTTACCATTTACGTTCTACAGCTACACAATGGGCGCTCTGAGTAAGATAACAGCTAATTATGCATCTGGTACTGTCCGTAATCCAATGGCTCATATAGCGGTTGCTATGGGCTTAGGTTCTATGATTGTTCGAATGAGAACTCCTAGCTATGTTTGGAATGATATGGACCCAGAAGACAAGATTGCTCGATCATTTGATTTTTCTGGACTTGCTGCAATATACACTGATATTGGATACAGAGGTTTATCAATGGCTTACGAGTTTGGAATAGCCAATGATACATTTATTGCTCCTAAATTTAAAGCTCAACCTGATGCTATTGGTGCTTTGTTGTCATTAGGTGGCGCACCTGCTGATTGGACTTATGGTGTGACTCAAGCAATTGGTGACATGCTTCAAGGCAATATGAGCGATGGTGCTAAAGGTTTAGTTCGCCATACTCCACTAATAAGTGCTTACGCATTTCAAGGGTTATTAAAAGACACTGCTATGGATATAGCAGGTTCATTACCAAACAGACCTTAATTTTTGTGCGTTGAGCAAAATAAATTGTAATGTTAATGCAATAAAAAAAGGTTGATGGTATGACAATAAATTTAGCAGATAATTCACCTCGAGTATCGTATGCAGTCGCTCAAGGCCAAACGCAAACAAGTTTTGCAGTGCCTTTTGAATTTTTTGATAATGATGATTTGAATGTATATGTTGACGGAACACTCAAAACAATTACTACTGACTACACGGTTTCGGGTGGTGATGGTTCTACTGGCACAGTTACAATAAGTGTTACTGGTGCAACTGGTGGTTCTACTGTTGTTATTACTCGAGACATTGATTTAGAAAGAACAACGGATTTTCCTGTTTCCGGTGCTTTTAATATTGTTGCATTAAACACAGAACTTGACCGAATTGTTGCTATTGCTGCTGATTTAGAGGATCAGGCTAGTCGTGCGTTACAGCTTACTGATTTTGATGCTGCTGCTGGTTTAACATTGCCAACTGTTGATAATCGCAAAGGTAAAACTCTTGCATTTAATTCTGTTACTGGTGCAGTCGAAGCAGGTCCAAGTATTACTGATGTCCAAACTGTTTCTGCTGCGTCTACAGACATAGCATTGTTAGCTGACATACAAGACGGTACGATAGCTACAAACGTTTTAACAACGTTGTCACCATTGCAAAGTGAGCTTGCTGCATTAGGACCAATATCTGCAAACATTACTACGGTTGCAGGGGTAGCGCCAAACGTAACAACAGTAGCAGGAATATCTGGTAATGTTTCTACGGTTGCAGGTGATAGCACTCATATACAAACTCTCGGACCTATATCTGGGGATATAACAACTGTTGCTTCTGTTGCGTCTAATGTAACAACAGTAGCTTCTAATATAAATTCTGTTAACTCTGTTGCTACAAACATTGCAAGTGTAGTTACTGTAGCTAATGACTTAGCTGAAACTGTATCGGAAATAGAAACTGTTGCTAATGATCTAAACGAAGCATCTTCTGAGATAGATATAGTTGCTAATAATATATCAAACGTAAATGCTGTTGGTGCAGTTTCTGCTGATGTAACTACGGTAGCAGGTATAGCGTCTGATGTTACAAGTGTTGTAGGTATATCTGCAAACATTCAAACGATTGCTAACTCTGCTGCAACAACAAACATTAATACTGTTGCTGCTGACTTGAATGGCTCTAATAACATTGGTACTGTTTCTGGTGCTATTACAAATGTTAATACTGTTGGAACAAATATAGCTAATGTAAATGTAGTAGCAGGTAACATTAGTTCAGTAGCAAACTTTGCTGACAAGTATGAAGTAAGCGCAACTGCACCATCAAGCCCAACAGAAGGTTTGCTCTGGTTTGATACTTCTACTGATACAATGAAAGTTTACAATGGTTCTAGCTTTCAAAATGCAGGATCAAGTGTAAACGGTACAAGTATTAGAGGAACATTTACAGCTACGGCTGCACAAACAACATTTACAACCGCAGGATATGACAGTGGTTTTATAGATATATACCTCAATGGTGTTAAGCAGGTTGTAGGTACAGATGTTACAGCAACAAATGGTACAACATTTGTATTTGCTTCTGGTTTAGCGGCAGGTGATGTTGTTGAGTATGTTGCATACGGTACATTCCAACTAACAAGTGTTTACACTCAGGCACAGTCAGATGCTCGATATGCAATCTTAGGCGCAGATGTTGATTTTGGTTCTTACAAAATAAAGTATAGTAATGTTTATTCTCAGATTAGTGATTTACCTAGTGCCTCAACTTATCATGGTATGTTTGCTCATGTTCATGCTACTGGTGCAGGGTATTTTGCACATGCAGGTAACTGGCTAAAATTAGTAAATGAAGATACTAGCGGCAATGTAGTTATTTCAGGCAACCTTACAGTCTCAGGCACTACAACAACTGTAAACAGTACAACATTAGATGTTGCTGATAAGAATATTACGATAGCCAATGGTGCGGCTGATGCTGCGGCTGCAAACGATGCAGGTCTTACTATTGATGGTGCTAATGCTACACTGCTTTACAAGTCTAGTGATGACAAGTTTTTATTTAATAAAGATATAGAAACAACTGGTACAGTAACAGGTAGCAATACTACATTTGATATACTTTCTACAGCAACAACAGTAGCTAAGAACACAAGAAATGCTTGTGATGTAAGCAGTGCAGCATTTACAATGACATTACCATCTTCTGCACAGACAGGTGATTTTGTAGAGATACGTCAGATAGCAGGTGATTTTTCAGTAAACAATTTAACCGTTGCAGGAAATGGCAACAACATCAATGGCGATACTTCGCTTATCGTAGACGTGGCCTATGCCCAACTCGCACTCGTCTACAACGGAACAGAATGGAGAGTTAGCTAATGGGTACTTTATCAAGTTTAACAGGCAGTGGTTCTGGCGGTGGTGGTGGAGACCCCACAGGCAAATTCCAAGCAAGTGCTACTGTAGCTAATGGTGACTTAGTTGTTCTTAATGACAACGGTACGGTTGCACCAGTTACCTCTACGGATATAGCGGCTAATGAAACTTTATCTGATAACGGTACAAAAATTTATGCAGGAAGCAGTGGTAATAACTATAGTGCGCCACACTCTCAAGTAGTTCACAACTTAACAAATGGTTATTTATTTGTAACTAATGAGGGTGGTGGAAATATTTACCACCGAATAAAATATGGCTCATACAATTCTGGAACAGGCCAATTTTCTCTTACTAGTGGTAATGTTATATCTGGTTATCAAGGTTGGCTTTCACCATTAGCAAGTCCTAATGATGGATATTTATATTTTTATGGTAGTGGTGGTACATCAGCCCATGTTCGAGGAATAAGGTGGACAGGTTCACAATACACTTGGACAGGCGGTGTAAGTTTTAATGACACTGCTAACTCAAGTCCTTATAGTAACTATATAAGTGCTAGTGGCGAAGGCAGTAATAATTTTGTTGCAATTTCTGTTTTAAGTAATGCTTATCTTGCCGCTTCTCATGGTACTTGGGATGGCACTTCTTCTACACCTACAAGAACTTCAAGCATGGGCAGTAACGTATGGGCAACTGGTCAAAACTCTTGGAGTACTAATTGGATTGTTGGCTCTCATGTAAAAGATGATGTTCATGTAGTAATGATAAAAAATACAAGTGACGTTGTTAAATTGGTTGCTGTTAATTGTTCTAGTTCTGGTACAACTTGGGGCAGTGTTTTAGATACTACTTTTACACAGCAATCGGGTTATAATCCTAGTATGGCATATGACCCAGTAGAAAATATTGGAGTTGTATCATTTAAATATAATAACCAAACAAGAATGTTTGGGTTTAGCGTTAATCCAACTACACTTGCCATAACATTTCATGGTCAACTTTTAGTTGGTTTTACTGCTTCTGATAATACTACAATGTTAACTTTTAATCCTACTGCTAAAAAGTTTGTTGGTATTCCAGAAAGTCCTGTCGGTGGAGGTGCTAAAGCATTTGAATATAAATCTGGTGGAGTAGAAAAAACAGCCGTTACAATAGACGTACACCCAAGTGTTAGTGGTGGTATATATCCAGAAGAGGCAGGATTATTTCCAGTTAAAAACAGTGGAAATGTTATTTTAACTTTTAAGTCAGCTACTAATCCTACCAGTAATTACATTGATACGTCTAACCATATTTATGCTACGCAATTTGGTTTACCTTATATCGACACAAATGTTGACAATCATTTTGGTGAAGCCAAAGAAGCTTTTTCTTCTGGCGCAACTGGTTCTGTAGCAATTTTAAATCGCACAAAAGATATAGCCGATAGTGGATTTCAAAAAGGGCAAAAGCTTTTTGCAAACCCAAGCGGCACAGCCCTCGCAACAAGCGGAACATATCGAGTTGGTCACGCTACTGACGAAGATACAGTATTAATTTTAGGAGACCCATCATGACAAAAGCTAGAGACTTAGCAAATTTAATATCACAGGGTAATCCTCTCGCTGACGGTGGGATTGCTTTTAGTGAAGTAACAGGAACGCCTACAACAGTAGCAGGGTATGGCATTACAGATAGCTTTGATGGTGCTTACGGTTCTCTTACTGGCTCACCTACTCTTGGCACAGCAGCAGCGTTAGACGTAGGCACAGGGGCAAACAACATTCCACAACTGGACTCTAGCGGAAACCTCCCTGCAATAAATGGTTCTGCTCTGACAGGCATACAAGGATTTTCGTATGCATCAACATTAGCATTTGGAGATTATTAAATGGCTGACACACTCGCAGAAATTTATCGAAACACTTTAACATCAAGTGATTTTGACAGTAACGGAGAGGCTACGATTGTTACGACAAACAGTAGTACTTCTCATGTAATAAAAAATATTCAAGCAGTAGACACTGATGCTACTATTAAATTAGCTGCAACTCTTGAAGTAAACGACTTTGATGTTGTTTCACTAACAGGTAATTCTAGTGGTTCTGAAATCATTGCACCTAGTTCAACGGTAAAAGTTAAAACAAGTGCTTTGCCTTTGGATTTCACAGATTTAGAGTTTCAAACCCAAAACAATTCTACAAATTATCGTACACAAACTGTACCTATCGCAAAATCTGGCTCGACAGAAGTATTTCTTTCTGACGATATTTTTGATGGTTCAAATACTGTTGCTAGTCAAACTAGTGGTGTTGATAGTACAAGGAGACAGCAAGGTTTTAATTTAGAAGGAAGTGGTGCTCATTTTATTTCTGCGACTAATGGTAACGCTACTACCCAAGCCTACATATACGATTCTAATAATTCTACGCTCTATCAAAATACAAATAGTTATACCCCTAAATGGTTTGATGGAAACCGATATGTTTGGTGGTGGAGAGGTGACGGAAACGAAGGCATTTATAGAGTAGATGCTCAATCTTCTTCTCCTACTGATGTTTATGTAAACAATACACAATCTTTAAATACTAATACACAAAGCAATTATTCTAGATTGTTTGGTGTAAAAGACGAGTGGTTATTTTGGTGGCCTGAGTATAGTGGAGGCCGTATGTATTCATATAATATTGCTACTGACACAGTTACTGAAATTTCTACTGCTGCACCAAATAATGTAATAAGCGAAACAACTAATCATTGGTACGCAGTTAAAAGAGGAACTGATAGTTATAGATGGGTAGTTCCTAATGGGCATGATAGTGTTAGATATTGGGATTGGACACCTACTACAGTTCGTTCAACAACTGATTACAGTAATCACACAGATTTAACATTAACTGGAACTTCTCAACAGTTTAATTCTTTCAATCATCATCATGCGGTGTTTGGCTCTAGGCTTTATTATCTAAATAGTAATGCCAGAAAAGTAGCTTTTATAGATTTTGCACCTGATACTCCCACAGTAGGAGAAGTTGGAACAAACGATATGTCTAGTACATATGGCAGTGATTTAGGTCTTGTTGAAAGAACACCAGACAGTACAACAATCAGTGGTCGTTCTGGCTATCCAAGCCCATCACTGAAATTACGAGTAACTGGAATTACGAGTACATAGGAGATTGTTATGGGATTAACTTTAAATACTAACAGTCTTAACCTTGCTAGTTCTGGTGGTGGTGCATCAGGCTTAACAACTGCTCAAGTAAATACTCTTATTCAAGCACAAAGCGAATATGAGTATATTACTACAGTTACTCAAAGTGCTAATGCGGCTGAGTTGTTAATAACTGCGGGAATAGACCATACAAAATATTCTCGACATAAATATGTAATCACTCATGGTCAACTTTACGCTAATGGATATTGGAGTTGGCATTTATTACAAGCTGATGGAGCGACTAGGTGGAGTCATGGCGGTTCTTGGTATTCTAGACAAGCAGTAAGTAGCTCACAATCTCAATCCACTGTCGCAACTGGTTCGCTATTATATTTTGATGGTCAATCAAGAACAGGCTCTTGGAATTTTCAAGCAGAAATAGAAGTTATAGATGATTTAAAAATGAACTCAGGAACAGGCAACAATTATATACATGTTTTCACTCGCACTGGTATGGGTAGAACTGGTGGCTATTGGAACGGTGTAACCGATGGACACGCATTTATGGTTAAACCAGATGCTACTACTTCTCATGGCGGTATATCTATAAGGCAAGATGTAAAAGAAATTACAGTAAATATTTATGGAATGAGGAGAAGATAATGCCACATTACATAGCAGTTAATAATACACTGGTTGAGATAACTGATGAAGAATATGCAGAACGACAAGCTGAAAATCTTGCTGCTGAAACAGAAATGCTTAATGTTCGAAATAGAGAAACTCGCAATCAGTTACTTGCAGATAGCGATTGGACACAGTTCAACGACAGCCCACTAACAGATGAAGCTAAGACTTCTTGGGCTACTTATCGTACAGCATTACGTAATCTTCCAACTAATGAGAACTGGCCTTCTCTTGGTAATGATGATTGGCCTAGTGCGCCCGAGTAGATGGACCCAGTTTCTTGTGTAGCATTAGCGACAGGGGCGTACAAAACGCTCAAGGCTGCAATAAGCACTGGCAAAGACTTGCAAGAAATGTCAGGAACTTTATCTCAATGGGGTAAAGCGTTTTCTGATTTTACTAATTTAGAAGAAAGAGAAAAGAATCCTCCTTTTTGGAAGAAAACATTTAAAGGTTCTGACGAGGAAACAGCATTAGAAATCTTTGCTAATAAAAAAAAGATGGAACAAATGCGTCAAGAAATAAAAGATCATATTAGTTTTAATTATGGTCCGAGTGCATGGAAAGAAGTTCTTGCAATAGAAGCGCAAATGCGCAGGAGAAGAAAAGAAGAATTATACAAAAAACAGGAGAGAATAGATGCGGCTATTAATTTTAGTATTGGGTTCGTTATTTTTCTGCTCAGTGGTGGTATCTTGTTCTGCATTTTCTATTTCCTCGGCAAATGGCAAGGACGTTGGTAACTATGTGGGTGCTATTATGGTTACAATTAGTGAGTGGAACTTTTGATCATTACCACATATCAAGTCACAGTTCTGAAGAGGCATGTAAGGAAGCATTAAAAGAAGCCAAAGTATTAGTTACAAATACAAATAATAAAGTAGTGTGTATAAAAATTGAACGGTGACAATTACAGAATGGAAGGGAAAGTACATAATCTACAATGACAAAGGTTATGTAGTAATTATAACTAGGGACAAACGAGTAGCCTACAGACACGCAAGGAAATATTATGGTAGCAATCACAGCTAATTATTTAGATGAACTAAAAATATTACCACGCTTAGCTTTTCTATGCCAAATTGTTTTGACTTGGAAAGTATGCCTTTGGTTTATGACACTTGATGATCCAACTACACAACAGTCTGCATTTGTATCTTTAGTTACTGCTATGCTTTCTGCATCTTTTGCGTTATGGTTAGGCAAAGAAGCTAAGACAGATAGAGGAGGACATCATGCTCCAAACATTAATAGGTCCGATAACTGAACTAGCAGGAGGTTGGTTAAATGCCAAAGCCCAAGCCCAACAAGCAAACGCGAAACTCAAACTTACCGAAGCCGAAGCCAAAGCAAAAATCCTTGTCTCCAAAGAAACCTCAGTCCAAGACTGGGAAAGGATTATGGCACAAGGTTCTCAGAATTCTTGGAAGGACGAGTGGTTAGTTTTACTCTTTTCTATCCCACTTATTTTAGTGTTCACTGGTGAATGGGGTCGCACAGTCGTTGCAGAGGGGTTCACAGCGTTGGAACAGATGCCTGAGTGGTATCAGTATACTTTAGGTGTTATCGTAGCCAGTAGCTTTGCAGTGCGCTCTGCGACTAAATTCTTTGGAAGGAAGTAACATGCAAGAAAACTGGGAAATGTTTTTTGAAATGTTAATTAAACATGAGGGTGGTTTTACAGACGATCAACGTGACAATGGAAATGCTAAAGGTGATGGGCATGGCAATGAAGGCTCTACTATGCTTGGTGTTACTGCTTGGAACTGGGCAAAGTATACTGGTAAACCTGCACCTAAAGATGTTATGAGAGCATTAACTAAAGAAGATGTAAAACCTTTATATAAAAAGAATTACTGGGATATTATTTATTGTGACAAACTTCCGTCTGGAGTTGATATTTCTGTAGCTGATCTTTGTGTCAATGCAGGTCCAAGCAGGGCTGCTAAGATATTGCAAAAGGTAGTTGGTGCTAAACAAGATGGTAAGATTGGTAGCAAGACTATTGCCGCAGTGTATGATCGAGAGCCTAAAGAAGTATTAGATAACTACTATTATGGTAGACAAAAATTTTATGAAGGCTTGGATGATTTTAAACACTACGGCAAAGGTTGGACAAGACGCAATAAAGAAACTTTAGAGTTAGCTTTATCTATTGTTTAAGGTCTTGGCATTGGTTTGACTAATGTATTAGACGCAACATCTGTACCTTTACAATATACATGCACATCTTTGTGCGTTGCGTAAGGAACAAATGTATCTCTAATTTTTGCTTTGTTGTAACTACAAGCATCGTAACTTGGAAACATTAAACCATACTCTAATTTTTCGTCTTCAATATAAAAACTTAAAATCATAAACGTCCAGTATTTAAGCATTGTCTTCCTCCTGTTTTTATTTATTATTGTTTGGGGGTAGTCTCCTCAATTACTACCCCACGACACACCCTTCTCTTGGCAATCTAAAACGTGATATACAATTAGTAATTACTTTTAAATCATCTTGAAGAATGTCTGCAATATCTTCTGGTGATAAAGAATACTTCATCATCATTTTGTTAATCATAAAAGCTCTTGGTGTTACTTTTACCTTGTTACTTTTTTTACGACCACCTCTGCCCATAGTATTCATTTGACTGATGCGGCTGCGCTCCATTGTCCTTCCATCACGCCCAGTTTTTATTTGTTTTTCTTGTTGGGTTGCTTTGATATTCATCATCATTCCGATTTCTTTTTCGGATGGTGCTCTGCCGAAAGCCTTGTGAAAACTTTCAAAAGTTAATTCTACATTCTCAATCATTAGATATTGTACCCCTCTTTTCTGAGTTTTGTTGTAAAGTTTTTTAATTCTTGTTGTGCTAAATTTAATTCAGCAATGATGCTTGGTCTTGCATCAGGTTGGTAACGTTCATCTTGCAACCGATCAACCTGTTTACGCAAGTACTTTAACATCTGTTCTTGAAATTGATTAAGTTTCATAGCGACCTCTAAATAAAAAAAGCAAGCCCGAAGGCTTGCCTAGTTACACAACATAAAGAGGAAGTAAACTTTTGCTGTGTCTCTATTATCTTATACTGTCCAATACTGTGCAATCTAAAACGGTATTTTATTTTGCGGATCAGATATTGCAAACGACATGTATGGTTTGTCGCCTTTGATTTTGCGCCAACCTGCTAGTCGTTTGTTGTGATTAGGATTTGTCCACGGTGATTG